CCCGAAGAAGAGAAAGTACCGAAGGCGGCCAAGTTACCTTGCGGAGTTTCAGCGTCTGTAGAAGACGTTTGCGGCACGGCCTGCATAGTGATCTGAGTACTACCTCCGCCCAGATACTCAGGGCGTTGAAGACGTGCGTCGGGAGAAACAACTCCGAAATGGCTGCGGATGATTTCGGTGTAACGAGTTCCTCCACGAGCGTCGCGCTCATACAGCTTCTGCAGCTGGAAGGCCTGGCGAAGAGCGTTAATGGTACTCGCGGTCGCGCCGGAGAGGTCGGCATAGTTATACCCAGAATTAGACCCGGTACCGAGACCGGGCTCGATTTGCCATTTGAGAACGTTGGATGAGCCGGGGTTGGCCTGGAGACCAACGTGCGCCGGAGTGCCGGAGATGTAGGTGAGACGGTTTGCCTGAGTGGCACCGTCGTCGTTGACGTAGATCGAGTTAGTGACCGTGCCGTCCCAGGTGACGCCACGGATGGGAGCTTGCTCCCCCAGCGGTAGAGGAACCGCAGGACCCTTCTGAGGCCAGGGAAGGGCCGAAGTGAAGTAGTCGTGACGCTTGCCACGACGTTTCAAGACGTAGTCGGTAGGCGCGTCCGGACCGTCGTCTTTATCGACGACGAGCGAGTCCTGAAGATTCTGATCCCGGAACCATTCGTTCCAGATCAGGTTATAGGCGCGGTGGAAGAGGGACATGTGAGAGAGCTCGGGAACCCCAGTGGGAATCCCGAAGTAATCAGAGAGAGTTTGTACGGCGTAACCGGTACCCACGGGAGAGACCATTTGCGGAACTAAGAAGTCGGTAGAGTCCCCGGGATCGGTTTGTTCGCCGTTGAATTTTTGCCAGTTGTCCCAGATGAGCCGGATGGGAACCGCGAAGAAGAAAGAGTCACAGAACATGTTGTCCATCACCGGAACGATCGGTGTGGCCATACGTGCGAATGTGCTCATTCGTAGGTTGAAAGTGTCTCCGGGCAGCGCCTCGTCGACGAAGACAGGAACGAGATAGCCGGCGTCGAATGTGGTTTTGAAACCGTGAGAGCGGTTGAAAGATGAACGTGGAATTTGAGCTTGAGGGACTTGAGAGAAGGAGTGCTGCATTACAGATTTCATGTGTGCACCGTGTCCTTGTTGATGATCGGGAGTTGTGGATTTTTAGCGGAATATTCGAGAGCGACGCCGAGAGACTTCGGAGCGAGCTCCGAGTCGTAGGAAGCATCGGAAGAGTCCCAGCTTCCAATGTGGAAAAGGGTGAAATCCTCCGGATGTTTGCAGATCGAAGTCTGAGGGTCGGACGCGATTTCGATGAATGCGCGAAGGGCCTCGCCATTCGAGCGCATAAAGAAGGGCGTCATGTAGGCGCCGACCTTGGAATCGTAAACAGAGTAGACGTTAAGCTTCATGCTCGTAGTCCCTTTTCAGTAAGAGCGCCGTGAGCTCGTGAACTTCTTCACGAGTCAGAAGGCGCAGGTGTGAGTTATCCGCCGAAGGATTTCGGGCGGCTTTTCTATGCCGAGCCAAGCGGAGCTCCGCTTGCTCGAGCTCAGAAAGTTTTTTTATGTAGGCTCGAGGAGGCGGCATGCGTTTGCCGCGGATGATGATCTCGTCCGAGGGGAAAACGTCGGACTTATATTTTTCGAGCCAGTTGTGAGCAATCCCAGGACGACGGCTCATGGTGACATACTCGGGCTTCCGCCCCTCGTAGTACATTTCGGGATCCGCGTCCGACGGGATTTTTTTCAAAATATAGCGTGCCACATAAGCGGCACTTTCGAAGGTCACGTCCCCGAGGATGTTGTTGCCGTGTGGCCATAGGGATTTGAGCTGGGCTGAGGTGTAATACCGATTGCCCCGCTCCTCCTTTACGAGAGTTTTATCCAGGAAGTCGTGACCGAAGAGAAGAGTGTGGTAGTGCGGCCGGCCTCGTTTCTCGCCGTATTCGCCGCAGTGGAAGAACCGAACTTTTTTAACCTCGTCATGACAAGGACAGATGTTCGGTTCCCAAAGGTGCTTCCGCAACCTTTTGAGAAAGTCCTGATGATGCTTCAGGACAAGAGATCCATCGGACGGAAGATTTTCGTCCGAGTAGGTGAGAGTGAGGAACGAGTTTTCGTCGTATAACGAAGCCTCGTGAACGCAACGGATCGCCCATTGGCGAGAGCGTTCGAGTTTGCAGCCAAGACATTGGCCGCAGGGGAGCTTGAGAGGAATTCCGGACAAAGCGGCGCTTGGTCCGGGGTTGAAGACTATGCTACGTTTCCCAGTCGGGTTTAGGTCCTTGGACCGATAGCCCGTGAGGGGGTGGTAACACGGCATTGTTACTGCTCCCTTTTTTTTTTGGCTTACAGCCTGATACCGCCCCGCATGGGGCGTGTATTGATGTTTTTCTTGTGAGTACCCTTAGCCGTCCGAGTGAACAAGCGACGCGAGCCGCTGCGAGAAAGTTTTTTTCGTGAGCGCATCCTGTGTCCTCCAGCTTTGTTAAGTAAGAGTAACTGCCGGGTTTCGTCCCGTCGAGGGGCAAGCCCGCTACGCGGCACCTTCGGTGCCCCCGACTGTTCCGCTCCCCCGCAGTTTCCGCGAAGAGCTAGAAAATGGAGGACACATGGAACCGCTTACGAACCGTGAAATCTCGCAGCTTCTCAGCCTCGTGCGTCAACGTATCGGCTACTTGGTCAGCACTAAGAAAGACGCATCGCAGCTAACCGCCCTATGCGAGAAGCTGGAATCGATGCGTGTAGACCCCAAAAAGTGATTTGGTGTCAGTGGGAACAGTTACATCAAGTGGTGTAACTGTTCCCGAGCTGACGCGCTTCGCTTGTCGACACCCCGCGGCATGGCCGCGGGGTGTTTTATTTCGGGGGGCGAAGCCCCCCCGAAATTTTTTTAGGAATTTTCGTCGTCCGCGGGCGGCGACGTAGATTTTTTGCCCTTTTGAGGTGCCTGGGAGGGCTTAGGTTGAGTCGGTTCGATAGGGGCCGGCTCGGGGTATACCCGCTCGGCCAGACCCATTTTAACCATCTCCTCGGCGTTTTTTGGATCGTTACAGAACTCGAGGAAGAGTGCCGGGTCGTTTGCGAAACGCCGGCGAACGTCAGCGGAGAGAGAGTCGAATTGCGACTTGGCCTGGAGGACGATGTTCATCGCCTCCTGGTAGTCGACGGCTTCAGTGAAATCCCCGTAACGGGGGTCCACCGGAGGAGGTGGGAAGAAGCCGTTTTTGGCTGCCTTGCGAACGATGTTGTTCACGTCGCATTCAGCCATGTGAGCCTGTTTGGTCCGGGAGAGCTCTTCACCGAAGTGAATCGCGACCGGACCTTTTCGTTTGTAGCGAGTAGCGAATGTCATTAGCGCCTCTTGAATTTGCCGGGACCAACTTGCTTGAATTTGGCCCGGTGATTTTTGTCGGTGTAGTACTTTTTCGGGTCCGAACCTTTCGGCCCCGGAGCGTTGGAAGATGGAATTTTGATGTAGTTGAAGGGGTTGATCGTCTGGAGCGCGGAACCTACGGTGCCGAGCGATTCTTCAATGCGTTTCCTCCAGTTGTCGTAAGTCGCATTTTCTTTGTCGATTTGAATGTGCTGTTGCTCGAGCTCGGACTGCTTTTGGATTTTTGGAAGATTGGCCTTGAGGATGCGCCCTTCGGTTTGAAGATTTTTGGTGTTTTGTTGGACCTGAACGGCGCTGGCCTGTTTTAAGCGAGCGTCCTCGATAGATGCGAGAGCTTGAGTTGCTTGCAGCTGCCGCTGCGATTCCTGAAGAGAGACTTGAGAATGTGCGAGTGCCGCGTCGATGCCTTTGGCCGTCGCTTCCGAGAGACCTCGCCCTACTTGAACGGGTTCGACGCGGGCCTGAGAACCGACGGGCGAGGAAGCTCCTCCCTGTGAGAACGCCAGCATCGGATTAATACCGGCTTTTTTCATGTCCGCGATTCCGCGTTGGTACGCGGTGTTGGACATGTCTTTTTGAAACGCCATCTGCTCGCGAGCGAGCTTGATGTTGGCGTCGTTTGCTGAATTTTGAGAGACGGCATCAATAATGGTGCCGCCCAAAAGGGCGGCACCCGTGATGCCCGCTGCGACTGCTGCTGCGGCCATCGATTACCTCAAAAGTGATCGATGAGCCCGGGAACCGAGTACATCGGCATCGGTCGAGCGCAGCGAAGGTTGAAGTGAGCATCGAAGAGGAAATGCGGCTCGGTATCGACCGCAATAACTCGGGACACCGGAGGCGTGTCCTCGATGAAAGTGGAGTTGAGAACCGGGAGAGAACCGAACTCCTGAGCGAGATGCCAGATGTCGAGAGGAGTGGAGTAAGTGGAACGGAATTTCCCGGTGATCAGTGAGGGTTTGTAACGGTACTCAGCGTACCGTTCCTGGTAGCCGAACGCTGCCGCGTCGGCAGTAGGGTTCGCAGAGCCTTGAGCGTAGATCTCCTTGTTGAGAACGGTCTGCTCACCAATGTGAGAGAGCGCGGGCCAGTAGTAGTCCCAGCGAGTGTTACGGGACCACATGCGGTTGAGTCCCTGCTGGTAGTTGAGATCGGCACGAACAGCGACCATGCCGATGAGAACGCAATGCTCGGTGAAGGATTTTACGAAACCGTGTCCCGAAGAAGAGAAAGTACCGAAGGCGGCCAAGTTACCTTGCGGAGTTTCAGCGTCTGTAGAAGACGTTTGCGGCACGGCCTGCATAGTGATCTGAGTACTACCTCCGCCCAGATACTCAG